TGCCCATTGGGGTGATATCGTAGATTTTCACATTCACCTCCAGATCCGTTGTTGCCAGGTTCTGTCCTGACGCGGAGGCTTAGATACTTCTGGCAAGAACGCGCTGATCGTCCAGTGAATGAAGTCATTATCCAGACTCCGCTCTGTCTTAATCTGCTTTGCGCGATAGCGGGCTTCCAGTTCGTCAGCCTGCTCAGTGGTGAGTTGGGTATGTTGAAACCAGCTTTTCTTCATAACGCACCTCTGGATGCGGCAAAAAGAAAATCGCTGGCGTTGGTTAACGTCAGATAAGTACTTTGGATTTGAATATGCACCTTGGTATCTCTCCATAGGCGCAGCAGGGTCAGCTGTTCAGGCTGTTAGTTTTTATCTTAACACATAAAAAGCATCGAAATACATAACAAGCAAAAAGCCCCCGAAGGGGCTTTTGTGTTCATGTTAATCTACTGTTTTTTAAGCAGTTCCTTCAGCTTTTTTTTGCTTTCTTCAGAAATTTTGCTGCTTGCGTGTTGGCTTTTTTGTTTCATAAGCTCCCTCATGGTCGACTAACAAGAAAAATATTTAAGCAGGTCTTTCAGAAAGATCATCTTGAAGAGTATTCAAGAGCTCATCTTCCGGTTCACCAACAAATGCTTCATCATTTTCTGCTGGCTTCTCAGTATCAAGTGATAGAGCGTCAACCAGAGCAGAATGATCGTTATCAGTTGATTCATGACTCACGTTTGAATCATGGCCTGTTTGCTCAGGGTTTTGAGTGCTTGAGGAGTCATTTTCATCAGCCCCTGTATCTTCCTCTGATACCTCTTCGAATGACACTTCAAAACCTTTATTGACAGCTAATGCTTTGACCTTTTCATAAAGTGAAGAAGAAATCAATCTGAAAATCGGCATAGATTGAGTTACAACAGCTATGATCTCTGTTTCAGTCAAAGAATCAGAAACTTCTTCTGCCACTTCGTCCTTTTCAAGAAGTATAGCAGCCCCCAGAGCGATCCATGCTTCGTCATTTTCTATTGATTCAGTAAGTAATTCCTCAAGATCTGCCTTAAGTTCTGTCTTGATAGGCAAATCTTGCAACTTTTGGCAAAGCGCCCTGTTTATGGTTAAGAGATTTTTATGTTTGAGTGGAATTGCGCGTGCACCTAAGATTTCCATCAAGTTTTCAGCGATAGTATATTTTTCAAAATCCATTAAATCTACTAACGCATTAATAATTTTAGTAATTTCCCCTTCTTTTAGCTTCTTATACTGTTCCAGCCTTTTCATTGAGAGCAAAATTTGCTCATCATCTTTTAAATGAATGTAGGAACGAAGTAAAAGTGCCTCTGTCTCGATGGATGGGCCATTAGCTAAATGCTTAGTAGCATATTCAACACATTCTTTATACTCTCCAGCCCTGAAAGCTGAATTGGCAATAAGATAATTGGGAGTGTTATAAAAATGAAGGTTTTCTGGTGAACCCGCAAATTGAGTTTCCTTAAGCATAATCTCAAGCGATTTTGTAATGGAATCGTCATCGAGAGAGGATGCTTTTTCAGACAAGAGAATTTTTATCTTTTTGACGAATTGACTAACCGTATTTACACGCCTGACGTGGTCTGCGAGGTTATTCATATCTCTTTTAATTATTTCATGTTGATTCTCATCATCATCTTCATCTTCAGAAACTAAGAAATATCTATCTAATTTATTAGATAAAGCAGAATAAGGTTCAACTACTTCCTGCTGAAGAGTGCAACCAAGCGACTCATGTAGCTCGGCCATGAACTCATCGAAACCATCAATTTTAATTAAATGAAAATGTGGAAAACGGGCTAGGTTTTTCAAAGGTTCAGGTAAGTTTTCAGCATTGTCTCTTATACACCAATAGATACCATGAGGAAAACAAGTACCAGAATGCAGTAGGGTATTCAAGGTATCCATTATTGAACGATCATGTCCCGAATATCCGATAACAATCATACCAAACTCAGTGGCAAACTGCCTGAATTTTGCCCTCATATTATCTTCAAGAGACTCTAACTCACGGATGGTATTTTTAATATTGTCGAATAAAAAATCCCCGTGTAGCTTGATTATTTTCGGGCGAGTTGTCGTTAATCTAACACTAGCAATACTTGAATCATGAGCGCAAACTATTGGCCTTAAATTATTAGAAAATGTAAAACAGGCCTCGTTAACCAAATCATCAAAATTGGTTGTAAATATTGTATTAAAATGCCCCTTATCTAAAAGATTTGTAAGATATACATAACCCCAAGACGGCTTTGCACCTGTTATACAGCTTTCAATAAATTCTCTTCGTTGCGTGGGTTGATCGTATAAAGATTCAAAAAGTTCAGAATATTCATTCTCTTTGTCAAACCAAGGTTGAGCTTTTAATTCCTCATCACCATGCATAGAGCTATAAGCTGCTCTCCAGCGTTTGACCATCCCTCCGGCGCTTTCTACTCCGCTTGATATACTCGCACCGGCACCAAGAAAAAGTGTAAAGTTAGGGTGGTGTTGCTTTGTTGAGGTTAGAATGTTAATTAAGTGTTGCTGGGGTTTAATTTTCATGCTTTAACACCAAAAACGAATCTTCTTGTTGGTTTTCACTGCAATATGATACACGGTAGCCAGCCTTTTCAAGCATTTTTGTAAAAAGTGAAGGTGATCCGACAATTTCATCATCCTGAAGAGGCAAAAATGACACCATGCTATCGCGTCGGTACATCAGGGCGCGCTCACACTCAGGAAATGATTGCAGCCTGGCAACGATGACTCCATCGTGACATCTGATGACTGCGTAGCCTTTTTTGGGCAATCCTAATTTTTCTTTCACTTAAACTCCCCCATGCAAACGGAATAAAAGTAACACCCAAAATAATTAATAAAACCAGTCGTCAGCACTTTCCCAGGTTTCCTGGAGGATAGTCTCTATTTTCTTTTTATCTTCCTTGTCACCACCAAGAACACTTAAGCCATCAGAGCCTGTACGACGTATGCTCAGGCTGCAGTTCTCATACTGATTACCCAACCTTTTAAGTAACTCTTTCTCCAGCGCCGGCACTGCTCCCTTTGGAAGTTCTTTAGTACGATCAATGGTGAGTTCAACTTTCATATTAGCCTCCACTGCATATACTGTATATTTGTACAGTACACCGATACATTGAAATGATCAATGACTTAAGAGCACAAATTGTTAACCTTAGCCTATAAATGAGATGCAAAAAAAACCCGCCGAAGCGGGTTCAATCCAATGCGGACTTGTTGTTTTGACACCATTGTAAGTATTGAGATATCAACGTCCTTAAATTTGGATAACTGCTTTGATTGGGATTGATTGCGCAACTTTCATATGCTCGTCTCCCCCTGCAACTTTTTCAGGTTCTGTCTAACATACCCAATCAAAATAACAACTGTGTCAGGTATCCCATAATAATCGCCATGCCCAAAATAACGGTCAGAAATGCAGCAATCAAGGGTGTTTTGAACATTGATTTAAGCAGTATTACTTCCGTCAGACTAGCTCCTGCGCTACCAATAATCAGAGCCATTACTGCTCCCGTTCCCATGCCTTTATCCATCAAGACTGATGCCAACGGAATTACTGCCTCAGCACGTATATACAACGGTATTCCAATAATTGCACTTAGTGGAATCGCAAACGGATTATCATTCCCAGCATGAGCAGCAATCCACTCTGCAGGTATAAAACCGTAGATAAACGACCCTATAACAATACCTAACATCAGATAAGGTAATACATCTTTAAATTGAGTCCAGGCATCCTGAAATGCCAGACGTATCGCACCAGGATCTCTTACTACACATTTCGGGAAGAATTGTTTATTTGTTTGACCTGTCTCGCAGGTCAATTCACAATTTGTGCCCTGAAATGCTGAGAAACTCTTAAACGTTTCTTGTGGTTTAGAACAACTATTAGCCCCTATGTCCTGTTGATTTGATACAGAACAGCAAGCTGAAACACTCCGTAGTTTAGTTTCAAGAGTTTTTCCACTGCTAACACCACAACAGCTAGCCAGCGGTTTTGATTTTTCGACAATATGTCGGTCAAAACCAAGCACATCTAACAAAATACTTGCCAGTACGGAAACTGTTGCAGCTATAACAGCGTATAGCAGGGTAACTTTCCAACCAAAAGTAACCCACATCAGACCAATGATTATCGGGTTAAGCAGAGGTGAAACAAACAAGAATGTAAGTGTTGGACCGAAGCCTGCTTTTGCTGATAACAGTCCGCGTAACATGGGAATTGTAGAGCAGCTGCAAAACGGTGTTACAGCTCCTAACAGCGATGCAAGTATGTAACCTCTCCCCTTTCTCGCCCCTAACATTCTTTGAATCTTTTGGTCCGGAATTTTTTGCCTGATAAGGCTAACACCCGCACTAATCAGAAAAAAAAGCGCAGACAACTCGACAGCAAGAAACAAGAACATCTCTGCCGCGTTAGTAAACATAGAAATCCAGCTATTCATGAAACCCCCTATAAACTATATTTCTAGAATAATCGAATTATTGAGGTTAGATCAACATATTTCTGGTATTATCGAAATATCACTAGACGAGGAAGGCACCATGCAACTAGAAGAAGTAGCTAAAGCTATGAAAGAATTAGGACATCCGACACGTTTGTTTATTTTCAAACACCTTGTTAAAGCCGGTGAACAAGGTTTACCTGTAGGTGATCTACAAAAACAACTTGCGATTCCATCTTCAACACTGAGTCATCATATATCCGCTCTTGTTTCCGTAGGTCTGGTCAAACAAAATCGCGAAAGCCGCTCCTTAATCTGCGTTTCTCAATATGACAAGTTAGAGTCGATTATTGATTTTCTACGCGAAGAATGTTGCATCAACAGTCCAAAGATTTAAATCGAGGCAATCCATTGTTTTTATTTGATAAAGGAGCCGCCTAAATAACAGGCGGCTCTCCTGTCGCTTATTTCAATTTTTTGCCTGCATCATCAACGACTTTCTCGCCATCTTCCTTGGCGAAAGCCCCTTTCTGAGCATCAGGAAGGATATCCAGAACAACTTCAGAAGGACGGCACAGTTTGGTTCCCAGCGGTGTTACAACGATGGGGCGATTAATCAGGATCGGATGCTGCAACATAAAGTTAATTAACTGGTCGTCAGTAAATTTATCTTCGGCAAGACCCAGTTCCTCATATGGCTCGACGTTCTTACGTAGTAACGCCCGGACGGAAATGCCCATATCAGCAATGAGTTTGACCAGCTCATCGCGTGAAGGTGGAGTCTCAAGGTAAAGAATAACGGTCGGCTCATTACCGCTGTTGCGGATCATCTCCAGCGTGTTACGCGATGTGCCGCAGGCTGGGTTGTGATAAATGGTGATGTTGCTCATATCAGTATCTCATTACAAAGTGAAAGAGAGACGTAGCGCCAGCGCGGCCAGCGTTACAAACAGCACAGGCAGAGTCATGACGATCCCGGTGCGGAAATAGTATCCCCAGGTGATGGTCATATTCTTCTGTGAAAGTACGTGTAGCCAGAGCAGCGTTGCCAGGCTACCAATAGGGGTAATTTTCGGCCCCAGATCGCAGCCAATGACGTTGGCATAAATCATTGCTTCTTTGATAACGCCCGACGCGGTACTGCCATCAATCGACAATGCGCCAATCAATACGGTAGGCATGTTATTCATGATAGAAGAGAGGAATGCGGTCAGGAATCCCGTTCCCAGCGTGGCTGCCCACAGGCCTTTATCTGCGAGTAAGTTCAGCACGTCAGACAAATATTCTGTCAGCCCTGCGTTACGCAGCCCATAGACCACCAGATACATTCCCAGCGAGAAGATCACGATCTGCCATGGTGCCCCACGCAACACTTTACCGGTGTTAATGCCGTGACCTTTTTTTGCCACAGCAAACAGGATTGCTGCCCCTACTGCTGCAATGGCACTGACCGGAATACCCAGTGGTTCGAGTACAAAAAAGCCCACTAATAAAAGAATTAATACAATCCAACCTGTTCTGAATGTTGCCAGATCTTTGATGGCTTTTGCGGGCTCTTTCAGTCGTGCAATATCATAAGTGGGCGGGATATCTTTGCGGAAAAATAGATGCAGCATCACCAGAGTGGCGACGATGGCGGCGATATCCACCGGCACCATTACCGAGGCATATTCCGTGAATCCCAGTTTGAAGAAATCAGCCGAAACGATATTGACCAGGTTCGATACGATAAGCGGCAAGCTGGCGGTATCGGCAATAAACCCTGCGGCCATCACGAAAGCAAGTGTGGTGCTTTTACTGAAGCCAAGCGCCAGGAGCATAGCGATAACAATCGGCGTCAGAATAAGTGCCGCGCCATCGTTGGCAAACAGTGCCGCGACTGCCGCGCCGAGCAGAACGATATACGTAAACAGAAGGCGGCCACGACCGTTCCCCCAGCGAGAAACGTGCAGCGCTGCCCATTCGAAAAAGCCTGACTCATCAAGCAACAGACTGATGATAATAACGGCGATAAATGTTGCCGTCGCGTTCCAGACGATATTCCACACCACCGGAATATCAGCAATGTGAATCACACCCGATGCCAGAGCCAGTACGGCCCCCAGCGTGGCGCTCCAGCCAATCCCTAATCCCTTTGGCTGCCAGATAACCAATATGATGGTCAGGATAAAAATGGCTCCTGCCAGTAACATATAACCTCCTGAAAGGGCAGCAATGCTGCCCCGAATGATGGTAATAACTAACCCGCGAGTTGTTTGAGTTTATCGATGCCGGTTGGTTCTGACGCCAGTACGGGTACAAGTGCTACACGGCTGGCATGTAGATTTTTAACGCTCTCGATCTGCGGACGTTCCTGCTGCGCTCGCAAGCGGAGCAGCGGTGAACGGGTATCCGCGATGGAAAGGCTGTTATTGATAATCCAGCCCCAGGGGTGAATTCCTGCACGTTCAAGGTCGGCCTGTAAATTTGCCGCCTCAAGTACCGGCGTGGTTTCCGGTAGCGTGACCAGTAACACTTTGGTTCGCTCCGGGTCCTGCAGTTGCATCATCGGTGTGGTGAAATGGCCTTTTTCCCCCATTTTTCTGGCAATCTCGCGGTGATATGCCCCGGTGGCATCAAGCAGCAAGAGCGTGTGTCCGGTCGGTGCCGTATCCATCACCACGAAGCGCTTACCCGCCTCGCGAATCACCCGTGAAAAGGCCTGGAATACCGCAATTTCCTCGGTGCAGGGTGAGCGTAAGTCCTCTTCCAGCAGGCGTTTTCCCGCATCGTCCAGTTCTTTTCCCTTCGTCTCAAGAACATGCTGACGATAGCGTTCAGTTTCCTCGAGAGGATCGATCCTGCTGACCTGCAGATTGTTGAGGCTGCCGTTGAGGGTTGTGCTGAGATGCGCTGCAGGATCAGATGTTGTCAGATGGACATCAAATCCCATTTCGGCCAGTCTGACAGCAATGGCAGCCGCCATCGTGGTTTTCCCTACACCACCTTTACCCATCAGCATGATCAGGCCATGCTCATTACGGGCAATATCATCGACCAACGCAGAAAGTGACGGAATGTCAGGGCGCTGTTGAATGTATTCTTCAGAGAATGACGCCTCTATAGGCTGAGTGGAGAGAAGTCCGCTGAGTGCAGACACGCCGACCATATTGACCGGCTGGAGGAATAACGTGTCAGTTGGCAGACCGGAAAGATCAGAGGGAAGATTGGACAGCGCCTCCTGTTCACGGTCCCATATTGCCGCAGCCAGTGTATCGTTTGCTGCTTCAGTTTTGGGCAGAACGCCGTTGATGACCAGGTACTGATTTTTAAGACCGATGGCGGCAAGCTCCAGATGAGTCCGGGCAACTTCCTGCAACGTGGATTTTTGCAGACGAGCAACCAGAACCAGTCGGGTACGTGCTGGATCAGATAATGCTTCAACAGCCTGGGCATACTGTTCACGCTGTTTTTCCAGACCGGCCATCGGGCCGAGGCAGGACGCACCCTCGGGATTGCTATCAATAAAGCTACTCCAGGCACCTGGCAACTGGAGAAGGCGAATGGTATGACCCGTCGGTGCGGTATCAAAAATGATATGGTCAAACCGGGTCAGTAGAGAAGCATCTGTCAGTAATCCGGTAAATTCATCAAAAGCCGCAATCTCTGTTGTGCATGCCCCCGACAGTTGTTCGTTGATGCTGGAAACGACGTCATCAGGCAGGATGCCTTTAATGGGGTCAACGATTCTGGCCCGGTACTGTTGTGCAGCGGCCTGAGGATCAATCTCAAGTGCCGATAATCCTGGAACAGAAGCTACTGGCTGAATGGTATTGCCAATCGTCTGTCCAAACACCTGACCTACGTTTGAGGCCGGATCGGTACTGACCAGCAGCACCCGTTTCCCCTGTTCTGCCAGACGGATCGCCGTGGCGCATGAAATAGAGGTTTTACCAACGCCTCCTTTACCAGTAAAAAACAGATAAGGGGGGATATTCTGTAAGAAGTTCATATGTCCTCCTGACATACTTAACAACAAGAAGTATTACCACCACAGCAGATTGTTGGCGCTAATCCCACTTTCTCCAGTGGAATGCCAAACCAGCGAGCCAGCTCAGCGCGTTTCGGATAACGCCCAGCCATCACTGTTTCGCCATCCAGTAACAACAATGGCAAACCTTCTGCCCCGGAAGCCTCTATAAACGCTTTGACCTTCTCGTTCTGTACAAAGCTCATCGGTTGTTGTGCGAGATTGAAACGCTCAATTTGTACACCACGTTGTTTGAGCCATTGTACATCCGCAGAAAAATCGACCAGAGCCTGATCAACATCTGTACCGCAGACTCCGGTGCTGCAACACATCGCTGGGTCAAATACCGTTAACGTTTTCATTTCAATACCTCACATTTGAAAAAACATATATGTTCAGGCAAATTTTTTAGATGCAGACAGCCTTCCCGCTACCAGAGCAGTTGGCTGAAGCCAGCTTACGGGCGATGGCCTGAACGTCGTCCTGTTGGCTTAACCAGGCCTGCTCAATAATCTGAGCAGCCCAGGAAGGAATATGCGGGGATAAGCGGTAATGAACCCATTTCCCCTGCTTGCGATCCAGCAATAATCCACTTTCCCGAAGCATCGCCAGATGGCGGGAGATCTTGGGCTGAGATTGTTCCAGCGCAGTGCAGAGATCGCACACGCACAACTCTCCCATCTCTCTAAGCAATAACACGATACCCAACCGGGTTTCATCTGAGAGATTTTTGAAAAGTTGTAGAGAAGTTAGTTCAACCATTTTAATCTCCTGAATTCTCTCCGTAGTTTCCTGCAATAGTTGAGTGCCGTCAACTATCATATTCGAAAATTCAAATATGATAGTTACGTGAATTTCATTTCGTGTTTACAATTTGTTTATTCTTCAATTCGTTAACCCTGCCGCTTTTCGACGCCTGTATTCATCCATCAGTAGTTGCGCTGGCGTTGGTCCCGCCGGATGGTGCGGCGCCGCCAGTTGACGTCGAATTGGTGGCACACTTAGTCCGTTACCAACATGCTTCGACCACTTCGTAAGTAACTTTTCCGCCAGTCGTTTCAGTTCCCCCTCTGTCATTTGTCGTTCAACGCCCGTTCTGCGCATTTCGATGCAGATGTGATACAGCACGGGCTGAGGCCATGGATATTTATCGCTTCCTGAATACCGATATGACTCATTGCGCCAGCGCCGGTATTCCGTCATAACCTGCTCCGATGTCAGTCCGAATGGATTCGCCCCACTCTCTGAAACCAGAGAAACAAACTCAGCCAAGTCAGGCGGCCATGTATTTCCCATCGCGCAGCGCTCCATGCACTGCTGACAGACCAGCCGAATTTGAGGTTCAGTCATCGAACCTATCTGGGCTATCCAGATAGGCGAAGGCTCCGCCCCGTTTTTCTGGGTCCATCGGTTCGAATACACCTCCCCCATGACCTGCCACAGTCGCCAGGCTGTTTCCGTCGCCATCAAGTCCATTCCTGCGGCGCCACTCTGCGTGTGCTGACTGAATTTGCTGAACTGCCCGGGATGCTGTTGGTTCGGATCCTGCTCCCACATGACTGTTACCTCCGGTTTCTGGTTTTACCTGCGTTCTAACCCGGGCTACATGTCGGGCAAATTTTTGTTCCCACTGGATTTGTGTAAAAACTTTCCCTTCCGACTCCCAATACGCGGTGAATTCTGCGAGTTCAGTCAGAAGGTAATCTGGTTCAGGCAGGGAGATACCCCACGATGCAGCGCGCTGTCGGAAGTCTCTGGAGGGAAGCCAGCTATCTGTCATGCTGAATTTCCCGATCGGTTCATCAACACCGTCCAGGTATCGGGGCATGGCCGGGGATGGCAGTACATCCCCATTCGGATTTTTCATCGCGCCCGCGTTAAGAGAGGGGTTTAAGATCTGTTTACTGCTTACTGCTTTCTGGATACCTGATGGCAAAGGTTTAGCCAAAGACTTAGCCTTATCCTTAGGCAAGGCGAAAGCCTTATCAAAAGCCGTCCCCATAGCGTCAGAAACCCCGTAGCAGGCGGCTTTGAGAGCTTCATATGCTTTATCTTTCAGTGAACATTCAGGCAGTAATTCAAACGATCTTGCCCATGATTTGATCACGTTCACTGATGCTGGCGGGTTATGTTTCACCGCGTTAGGCAACCAAAAAACTCTGGCTTTAAGGTCGGCTTCCACCATACCTAACGCTATGGCTTCGCCTAAGGCTAAGTCGAAGGCTTCGACATCCCAGTTTAATTCTTCGGCCATAGCCGCCCTTCCCGCCTTATACAGCCCGGGAATAATCCCTGTGAATGGACCCGTAAGCAGGTAAATAAACAGACTCTGCCCACTTGGCGGGAGTGGTGATAAGGCTCGAAACTTAGGATCATCCCACATGGTGATCTTCACCTTACGGTAAGGCTCGTTACTAGCCTTACTCTTAGGCATGGCCTTAGCCAAAGGATTAGGCATACTTCACCCCGCGAGTTGCAGTAATAATGGTCATTGGTCAAAACTCGATTAAAACAATTGCGGCGCTACGGCGCTTATGCTCGCCAGTAGTGGTCCCGCCGCATCAGCAGGTAACATGTTGAATAATGCGATTGCCGCCTCACGAATTTCCTTCTCGAGCTTTTGTAATGGCGCGCCAATTAATTTCGCATGGTGTGCCTCACTGCATTCTTTGATAGCGTTCGCCACCAGCTCTGCTTCTGTGCTCGCATTACTTAATCCGTGCTTTCTGGCAATCTGAACTGGCATAGCAGCAATAATTGAACCTGACAGTTGCATAACGTAAGCCGTGTACTTTTCCGAACCGCCCTCGTTTTTCAGATATCGGAATAAATTCTGTTTATTAACAGCAATTCCACGGCCATCTACTTTGGCCCACTCTTCAGCCACCAGCTGAGCGATCCGTTCCTGTGCCTGTCCTGGTAATGTCGATTCCCATTCACGAACGGCGACCCAGATTTTTTTGCACTTCATCCAATCCCGGCGACAAACAGAAAACTGATTTTTTGTTTTCTGAGTTCTCACCATCGTCGGGGTATGGTTTTTAAAAGAGATGGTTTGCATGGTCACTCCTTAGGTAATCCATCCGTTGGATTTGGGTATAAGTCGGGTCTAAGTTCGTGGGGGGTAACCCCTGTAGCGCTAAAGACTTGAAGTACCCGTGACGAAGGAACAGTACCTTTTGCTTTCCACTGACTTACTGCCATTCCGCTTACACCAATCGTGCAAGCTAATTTATTGGCCGAGCCAGCTAGTCGAATTGCGTTATCAATGGCTGTCATAACTATCTCCTTTTTAAATTGGGAGTAATAAACCATAGGTTTACATCAATTGCAAACTTTAAATTTATTGTGACTATAAACCAAACATTTACAATGGGTGTATGAAAAACACTGACGATCTCAATAACCAACTGGTAGCCCGCTTAGAAGAAATTACTCAAAGAGGGATCAGCAAAGCTGATATGGCTCGCATTGCAGGAGTTACGCCTCAAGCTGTGAATGGGTGGTTTAAGAAGGGAGTTATCAGTAAGAAGTCCGCCATAGCAATTGCGGAAGCCGCCAACGTGTCCGTTACTTGGTTGTTAGGTGAGAAAGTATCAGAAGATTCAGGTCTCAAGCCTAACGAGAGCAAAATGCTTAACTTGTTTAGGCAGCTACCAGAGGCAGAGCAAGAGCGAATGATCGATACCTTTGCACTGCGGTTAAAGGAAATTGATGATTACGTGGAGAAATATCTTCGTGGTCGTTTTAAGGCTAACGATGTGAACTAAGAGTTTATTCCCATCCATTGAAACCGGCGTTTGCCGGTTTTTTTTCGCCCTTTTGTCAGAACCTCCCTCCCCTTAGTTTTTCACGACTGATAAAGCAAATGTTTGCCTCTACATCAATTGATGATTGACACAAACATTAAACCAATGATTTAATCATTCTATCGAAAACGTCATCGAGGCAGGACGCCCACGAAGTAGCTGCCGGCGGCATACGAATCACCGGATGAGATGACAGGCATTAACACGCAGCAGGTTCAACGTTCCGCCAGCCTGGCGACAAGGGCAACACAAGAGGATAAATCCATGATCGATTTCGCACGTAAACCAGTGCGGTGTCAGGCCGTACATCTAAATCGCATCGAAGT